AGCTAATGGCTATGTTCGCTTTTAGGCGAATGAGAGAACAAAATGAGGCTGCCCATAAAGCAGCTTCACTTGTTCAAACTCTTGAAAAGCCAAAACCAAAATCTAAGCCCAAAAAGGTAAAACTAAATGGCAATAACTCTTGATGCTACTGTTGGCGGTGCTAACGCAAACACTTATATCACGCTTGCTGATGCAAACTCTTTTATTGAGGGTTTAGTACTCAGTGATGACGCTGCCGCATGGGACGGTTCAAGCAACGATAATAAAAATCGTGCGCTTTTTACAGCAGCCCAAAGGATAGATAGAGAGAAGTTTTTGGGAGCAAGAGTAGATGATACTCAAGCTTTAGAGTGGCCTAGATCAGGAGTGAGGAAACCTGACACATACACTAACTTGTATGGTTTAAGCTTTCCAAATAGATTAGTTGCTGATTATTATCTTGATACTGAAATCCCAGACAGGGTAAAACACGCACAGGTTATCTTGGCTGTATATCTAAACAACAATAGGAACGGGTTAGAACTAAGCGGCTTAGAGGACTTTGCTGCTGTAAGTATTGGTAATATAAATGTAACTCCAAGATTTTTTGGAGCAGTGGGCATTGATAGGATTCCACCAATCGTTGACCACTATCTGATGGGTATTAGAATAGGTGGAAGAGCAAACTTATCAATCAAGAGGTCTTAAAGTGAACTACGGCTACCAGTACCCAGCAGGGTTAATAATTACAAATACTGCAACACATACAGGCAGATTTGGAAAGGTGCATTGTTTAGCAGATGCTGAAGCAACTTTTGTAGCTGAGAACCTTACAGAAAATGGTTCATCAACTATAAACGGCATCACCATGAAAGCATCAACAGAAGTTGAAGGTGTCATTACAAGTATCACTCTTGCAAGTGGACAGGTTATAGCTTATTCATTATGAGTCTTGCTAATGCACTAAAAAAAGCTGCTAGTGCTTCACTGAAGAAGCTTGGTGGTGATGTAACTATCAGACAAGTTACAGCTGGAGCATATAATACCACTACTGGAGCTATCACAGAATCTACATCTGATACAACTATCAAAGGTGCATTAAGTAATGTTGCAAGAAATCAAGTAAATGATTTGATTGAGTCACAGGATAAGTTACTTACTATTTCTGCTGGGGATCTTACATTTGTCCCTACAACAAAAGATAGAGTTGTTATAAGTAGTGTTGAATTTAAAATTATTCAAGTAATTACAAATGAGCAAAATAACACTGCTGTAAGTTTTGATCTTATCTTGAGGTAAAGATGACAAGAAAAATAAAGCTTGATCAAATAGATGATGTAATGAGAGAGGCAGTAGAGGATTTAGTTGCTGCAACTACTTTGCAATGGACAGTTAGGGTAAAATTTGCAACCCCTGTTGATACAGGAAGATTAAGAGCAGCTTGGCAGACAGATATTAAGCCACTTGTAGGCACAGTTACTAATAATGTTGTTTATGCAGAGCCTGTATGCTTTGGTGTAAACTTGCCACCATCATGGGGAGGTACATATAGAACAAGACAAAAAACTGTTGCTGGATTTCCAGAGCTAATTGGAAAAGAGCTTGAACAATATGCAAGAAAAGAGTATGAAAGAATTAAAAGAGGTATTTAATGGCTGCTATTGATTTAAACACTGTCCGATCCACAATAGAGGCTAGGTTAGCCACAGAGCTTGCTTCAAGCCCAGCAATCCCTGTTGTATTTAACAATATGGCCTTTGACTCTACAACAGAAGATACGTTTGTTCAGTGTCAAACCAGTTTTGGTTCTGGAAGTTATTTAACTATGGGTGGCTCTGCTAACTCTACAAATAGTGTTGTTGGTTTACTTTTGATAAATATATTTACGGAGGAAGGTATCGGACAAGGTTCAAATCTTACGATTGGCAAAAGATTGCGTGACCTCTACAATAATATTACAGTTTCAAATGTTATTTTTGATTCTCCAGTTGGGCCAGAGGTATTTGCTTCAAGTCCAGAAGGCAAGTTTCAAACTCAGTTAAGGATAACTTTTGAAATATATGAGGAACTTTAATTATGCCAAAACTTGTAATCACAGAAGAAATGCTTGACGCTATCGAAGCTGTAAAAGGAAGGAGAGAGGCAAATTATTGGGATAATAGATGCAAAAGATATATGGAGAGTCAACAAAAATCTAAAAAAGATGTAAAAAAGACTGAAAAGAGTTAATATATTTATAAATATTTCTTTTTTTTGTTATGGCTGTAAAAGGTGATGTAGGAAAAATCATGTTTGAAAATGCTGGCGGCACAGAAGCTGACATTTCAGACTTAAGAGCATGGTCATTGTCTGTCACTAAAGACACACAGGAAACTACAAAAATGGGCGATACATCAAAGTCATTTGTTGGTGGCCTTATTTCTGGTGAAGGTTCTGCAACTTTACTTTATAATCCATCTGGCAACTCAGATTATCAAGCTTTTATTGACGATGTTTTAGTCACTGGTGACGCTGGTGACGCTTTATTTGAGCTATTTCCAGACTCTGCTCAATCAGCAAAAAAAATTGGTTTTGCTGGAATTATCACTAATGCAGAATATGGAGCAACACTTGGAGAGATACAAGAGGTGAACATTACATTTATCACAAATGGTGCAATAACTTCAGCTATATAGTAAATTTAAAATACTTCGCACTTTATTTATGGCAATTAAAAGAAACGTAGATCTCATCACTGAAGCTTTTAGTGATGTAATGACAGCTAGAAGAAAATATGAACTAAAAAAGCCAAACGGAGAGCTCTTAAAAGAATTATATTTTCCACCATTAACAAGGTATGACAGAATACAGGCACAAGCGGCTGCTGGAACTGAGGAGGCATTAACAATATCAACTAGGCTCCTTTGTCAGCTTGCACAGAATGAAGATGGAACAAAAGCTTTTGCATCTGCTGATGCTGAAAACCTTAAAAGATTTTTACCAGAAACTGTATTAAATGATTTAGAGCTTTTTATGATGGATATTAAACTTGATACAAATACAGCAAAAAACGAATAAAGCGAGATAACTGGTTAAATTTTGAGTTTTTTCTCGCAACAGAATTAGGCAAAACATTACAAGAACTTAGAAAATTAATTACAGAGGAAGAGTTAATTTTTTGGGCTGCATATTATGAAAATAAACATGAACAAGAAAAAAGAGCCATACAACGACAAAAACACAATTCAAGGTAATATATAATAAAGGCTTTTTTTATTCGTGGCACAGGCAAATGTAAAACTTACAGTAGATGCCACCAGTGCGACAAGAGCTTTACAGGGAGTACAAAATAAAACAAACGCATTACAAAAGTCATTTGGTGGCTTAAGAACTGCAATAGGTGGTATTGGTATTACTTTATTAGCGAGACAAGCAATAAAAACATCTGCAAATTTTGATAAATTAAATTTAAGGTTATCGTTACTGACAAAAAACAGTGCTGATTTTGCTGAGTCACAAAAAATTGCGGCAGAGGCACAGAAAACTTTTGGATTAAGTACTCTTGAAGCTCTTGAAGGTGTTACAAATATAACAGCTAGATTAGCACCACTTGGCTCGTCAGTTGAAGATATAAAAACTGTATTTTTTGGATTCAATACGGCAGCAAAACTGGCTGGTGCATCTGCTCAAGAATCATCAAACGCATTTAGACAATTAGCACAAGCTCTTGGATCAGGAAGGCTGGCTGGTGATGAATTTAGGAGTGTTTCAGAACAAGTACCAACTGTTCTTGCTCCTATAGCTGAAGAACTTGGCGTGACTATTGGTGAGCTTAAAAAATTAGCTGCTGATGGCAAATTGACCAGTGATGTTGTTCTCAGAGCTTTGGGAAAAATAGGAAATGAGGGTAGTGGATTTTTAAAAGAGTTATTAAAAAATGATCCAACTCAAGTATTTAAAAATTTATCAAATGCTACTGAGGATTTATCAAGAGCTTTTGGTGAACAATTAAATCCAGTTGTGTTACCAGCTATAAAAGCTTTAACAGATTTGACCATTGCTGCTGGTAATTTTATAAATACACCTTTGGCAAAAACTATTGGAATATTTACTGGACTTGCTTTAGCTGTTAAAGGTTTAGGAACAGCAGTCACCTTACTTACTGCGGCTCAAACTATTTTGATCGCTAAATTTAAAGCAACTACAGTAGGTGCGATAGCTTTTGCAAAGGCATCTTCAACTGCATCAGTAGTAACAAAAGCACTTGCATTTTCTACAGGTGCATTAACTATCGCTTTAAATGCTTTGCCTTTAATTGGTATAGCAACTGCATTTGGTTTGGTAACAACAGCCATTATCAAAAATATAGATAAACAGAAAAAATTAAATGATTTAGTCAAACAAGGTGGTGAAGAAGAAGTTAAAGCAGCTATAAAAACTCTTGAAGCAAGGGCGGCAGTACTTGAAATACAAAAAAGAGGTGGAAGTTTAAGAAGAGAAGCGTTAGAAAACATCAGAAAGCAAATAGAAGAATTGCAAAAACGTCTCGGAACTATAAAAAAAGAAAAAGATGCCATTGATGAAACTACGGATTCAACAAAAAAATTAAGTGAAGCATTTAAGCAAGTTGGAGATAACATTGCTACTGGTGTTTCTGATGCTCTTACTGATGCAATATTACAAACTAAATCACTTGCAGATGCAGCAAGAGGTCTTTTACAAGGTATAGCAAGAGACTTATTAAGACTTGGTATTAATACATTACTTAAATCAACTAGCTTAGGTATTTTTTCAAATTTACCTACATTTGCTGCTGGAGGCAGACCACCAGTAGGCAGACCATCAATAGTTGGTGAGAGAGGGCCAGAATTATTTGTCCCATCAACTGCTGGTACTATTATTCCAAATCATAAAATGGGTGGTATGACTAATAATATTGTTGTTAATGTAGATGTAGATGGTGGTGCTAGTGTTGATGCTGATGAAAACAACAGCAAACAGTTTGGCCTTGCTCTTGCAGCTGCTATACAAGCAGAGATAATAAATCAGAAACGTGCTGGAGGTTTACTTGCATAATGGCTACATTTCCCTCTATTGATCCAACCTATGCAGGTTTTTCAAAAAGATCAAATCCAAATAAAAGACTTGTTCGTTTTATGGACGGATATGAACACAGGATTCTCTTTGGATTAGCTAGTCATCAGAATCCAAAAATTTATTCTTTAATATTTGATGTAACAGAAACTGAATCAGATGTGATAGAGGCATTTCTTGATAGTAGGGCAAACGATCAGGCAAGTTTTACTTTTACCCCACCTGCAGAAGGAATATCAAAGACTGGGACTTATTCTCAGTCATCATCAACAACAATTACTGTAACTATCACAAATCATGGAATTGCTATTGGTGAAACTGTAACTCTTGATTTCACCTCTGGGTCTGCAACTGATGGGACTTTTATTGTTGCAACTGCCGCAGATCAAAACACTTTTACTGTAACAGCATCTTCAAGTGGAACAAATAGCGGAAATGTTACAGCAACTGTCTCTGGTGCTGGTCAATATGTCTGCGAAAGCTGGTCAAAATCAATTCCTTACAACAACAGAGCCAGACTAAGTTGCACATTTAGAGAGGTGTTTGAACCATGAGTTCTAGTGTTATTAGCGATATTCAAGGGATAAACCCTTCATCAATAATTGAGCTTTTTGCACTTACAACAACTGCGGCTTTGCATGGTTCTGCACAAACTTATAGATTTCATGCTGGGTCAAGTTTAAATTCAAATGGTGAGATTGTATGGGCTGGTAACTCTTATCAAAGATTTCCTGTAGAAGCTGATGGTTTCGCTTTTCAAAAAGGTCAAATCCCAAGACCTACACTTATTGTAAGCAATGCACTTGGAACTATTACATCAATACTTCTTACTGTTAACCAAACAACAACTGGTAATGATTTGACTGGTGCGACAGTAACAAGAATAAGAACACTTGCAAAGTTTCTTGATGCTGTTAATTTTGCTGGAGGAGTCAACCCTTACGGCACACCAGACCCAAATGCTGAGTTTCCTCAAGAAATATATTCAATAGATAGAAAAGCATCTGAAACAAGGGACGCTGTTAGTTTTGAACTTGCTGCTCCAATAGACTTGGCTGGAGTTCGTGCGCCAAAACGTCAATGCACCAGAAAAGATTTTCCTAGTATTGGCCGTATAAGAATATGACTTGGAAGCAAGATGCTTTGGTTCATGCAAAAGATCAAGACCCAAAAGAATCTTGTGGCCTTTTGTTAAATATTCGAGGAAAAGAAAGATATTATCCTTGTCGTAATCTTTCAATGACAGATCATCAATGTTTTATTTTAGATCCAGAGGATTATGTAAAAGCAGATAATTTAGGAGAGATAACGGCTATTGTTCATAGCCATCCTGTAACACCTCCTGTTGCTAGTCAGGCAGATCAAATTGCTTGTGAACGCAGTAATCTTCCTTGGCATATTGTTAATCCTAAGACAGAACAATGGGGATATTGCGAACCATGTGGATATAAACCACCTTTATTAGGTAGGCCGTGGGTTTGGGGTGTTACTGATTGCTGGAGTTTAGTTAGAGATTGGTATAAAGAAGAGAAAAATATTAAATTAAAAGATTGGGACAGACCTACTACACCACAACAATTTTTAGATAATCCATTATTTGAAAGTTGTTTCTCAGAAACTGGTTTTAAAGAGTTGAGACCAGATGAAGCTTTAAAAAACGGAGATGCTCTATTGTTGTCAATTGGATCGGCTGGTTTAAATCATGTGGCCATTTTTTTAGATGGTGATGTTTTACATCATTTAGCAGATAGAATATCTTGTAAAGAGCCATACAATCAATGGCTGCAAAAATGCACTGGCATGAGGTTACGTTATGCTCAAAAAAGTTAAATTATATGGAGATCTGGCAGAGGTTACAGGTCATAAAGAGTTTGATGTAGCAGTAAATTCAACAGCACAAGCTGTTAGTTTTTTAATTAATAATTTTCCAAAATTAGAGAGTTATATGGCAAATAGATATTACAGGGTTTTAGTAGATCAAGAAGAGATAGATACTGAACAGCTACATTATCCTGTTGGTCAATCAGAAATAAAATTTGTTCCTGTAATACAGGGTGCTGGAGGTAATCTTGGAAGAGTTCTACTAGGTGGTGCTTTAATAGCTGTTTCTATGGGAGCCTTTGGAGCATTTTCAGGAGCAACTATTTTTTCAGGAGCCGCCAGTTTAGGAGCAAAGGCCACTTTTGGTATTGGTGCATCTTTGGTTCTTAGTGGTGTTAGTGGTATGTTATTTCCAGTGCCAAAAATGCCTGAATTTAGTTCTGAGCAAGACCCAAGACTATCATTCAGCTTTAGTGGGACGCAGCAGACCAGTCGTGCTGGAACCCCAGTGCCTGTTGTTTATGGAGAGATAATTACTGGTTCAGTTGTAATTTCTGGAGGCATTGATACGGAGCAAGTTCAAGTATGACCGATCAAAGAAAAACTATTCGTGGTGCTGGTGGTAGGCCAAGTCCACCGCCACCAAGACAACCGACAAGAACCCCAGATACACTGCACAGCAAGCAGTTTGCAACATTTTTAGATCTTATAAGTGAGGGTGAAATTGAGGGCAGTGCAACTGCCTCAAAAAATGGAATTACAGACAAAACTTCAACTGCATATGTAAATTCTTATCTAAAAGACGTATTTCTTAATGATACTCCTGTTTTAAAAGCTACTGCTGATGCAAGCAATCCACAAAACTCTGATTTTAATTTTCAAGATGTTACTTTTAATTCTAGATTTGGAACATCAAATCAAACAAAAATTGATGGTATAGAAAGTAGCCAATCGACAATACCAGTAGGCGTTACTGTTACAGCAGCAAGTCCAGTAACAAGACAGATTACAAATACAAATGTAGATAGAATAAGGGTTTCAATTACATTTCCTCAAATACAAAAAGCCACTAGTGAAGGCGATCTGCTAGGTTCGTCTGTTCAATTTAAAATTTCTGTTCAATATAATTCTGGTGGTTTTACTGATATTCATACTGATACTGTCACTGGTAGAACTGCTGACGCATATCAAAAAGATTTTTCTGTAAAAGTTACAGGGTCTTTTCCTGTAGATATAAGAGTTACAAGAATTACAGCCGACAGCACTGATTCTTCACTCATAGATAGTTTTAACTGGACTAGCTTTACAGAGATAATAGATGATGCCTCTACCTATGCAAACTCAGCTTATAACGCAATTAGACTTGATTCTCAGCAGTTCAGTTCAATACCACAAAGAAAATATAGGATTAGAGGAATAAAAGTAAGAATCCCAGCCGCAGGCGCAAGCAGTTCTGGTACACCAACCGTTGACAATGCAACTGGTCGCATAATTTATCCTGATGGTTATATTTTTAATGGTGTTATGGGTGCTGCTGTATGGACTTCATGCCCAGCAATGATATTACTTGACCTTCTTACTAATACTAGATATGGATTTGGCGATCATATAACAGACAGCAATCTTGATTTATTTTCTTTTGTAACTGCTAGTAAGTTTGCTAACACTCTCGTTGATGATGGGCTTGGAGGGCAAGAGGCTAGATTTTCATGCAATGTAAATATTCAAACATCAAGTGAAGCTTTTGATCTAATAAATGAGCTTGCAGGGGTCATGCGTTGTATGCCGATCTGGTCTGCTGGAACAATCACTATTGCTCAAGATTCCCCAAAAGATGCAAGTTATTTATTTAATTTAAGTAATATATCCTCTGATGGTTTTTCTTATTCTGGTAGCAGTTTAAAACAAAGACATACTGCTGTTGCTGTTTCATATTTCAATATGGATAGTCAAGAGATAGATTATGAAGTTGTTGAGGATACAACTGCACAAAGCAAGTTTGGAATAATAACAAAACAAGTTAAGGGGTTTGGTTGTACATCAAGGGGTCAAGCTGCAAGACTGGGCAGGGCAATATTGTTTGCTGAACAAAATGAGTCAGAGTTAGTAAGCTTTGCAACTTCAATAGATGCTGGAGCAGTGGTCAGACCAGCAGCAATTATAGAAATTAATGACCCTGTTAGGGCTGGAGTGAGAAGAGGTGGAAGATTGAAAGCCGTTGCTTCAACAACAGTTATGACTGTTGATGATGTAAATAATACAGATTTACCAACAGATAACAGTCCAACGTTTAGTGTGGTTTTGCCAGATGGAACTGTAGAGACAAGGGACGTTTCTAGCATTTCTGCTGATGGTGTAGTTACTGTAAGTTCTGCTTTTTCTCAAACACCAAACGTAAACACAATATGGCTTTTACAAAACACTACAGTTCAAGCACAAAAATTTAGAGTGATAACTGTTGAAGAGCAAGATGGTGTAAATTATGCGATTACAGCACTTTCATATGTAGAGGGTAAATATGCCTTTATTGAAGATGGAACTGCACTACCTACCAGAACTGTATCTATATTAAATGAACTTACACCACCACCTTCAAACCTTAGTGCTGTAGAAACTATTGTTCCTATAAATAATCAGGCAGTTTCAAAAATATTTATAAGCTGGCAACCAATAACAGGTGTTATTGAATATCAAGTGAATTATCGTTTTGAAAATGGTAACTTTGTCACTGAAAGAGTTTCAAGACCTGATTTTGAGATTAAAAATAGTCAACTTGGTACTTATGAAATCCAAGTATTTAGTTATAACGTGCAAGGTCAACTTTCAGCAACTTCCAACGATCTTACTTTTGAAGCTGTCGGTAAAACTGCACTACCTCAAGATGTTTCAAACTTAACTGTTGAACCTGTATCAGATCAGTTGCTACGACTGCGTTTTGACAAAGCAACAGATGTTGACGTGACTCACGGAGGCGCAGTGGTGTGCAGGCATAGCAATCTTGTGGACGGCTCTGGAACTTTTACAAATTCAGTCGATTTAGTACCAGCAAAATCTGGAGCAACTTCAGAAATTTTGATCCCTGCTGTAACTGGAGAGGTGATTCTTAAATACCGAGATGATGGTGGGCGACTAAGTTCTGGTGAAACTTCAGTTGTGGTAACAGTACCTGACGCAGTTCCTAAACTTGCAATACTCACTGATAGAGAGGATACAGATGCAACTCCTTTCAATGGTGCAAAAACAAATATTTTTCTTGATACTTTGTTGGGTGGTTTGGTGCTTGGTTCAACAGTAGAAATTGATTCTGTTGGACTTATTGATTCTTTATCCTCGATTGATTTTCTTGGAGATATTGCCTCAAGAGGCACTTATGATTTTGTAAGCAATGTAGATTTTGGAGGTAAACAAGTTGTAAATTTAACAAGGCATATTGTTACAGAGTCTTTTTACCCTAATGATTTAATTGATTCAAGAACAGCACTTATTGACGTTTGGACAGATATAGATGCACTGACAGCCTTTGATACAAATGCACGTCTGCTAGTAGCAGTAACAGATTTAGACCCCGATCTATCAGTCTCGGCTACATATTCTCAATCCGCAAATACTGTTACAATCACAAAATCAAGTCATGGTTATGTGGCTGGTAATAATATTGTTGTAGATTTTACATCTGGTACAGGCGTTGATGGCGAATATGAAATTCAAACAGTTCCAAATGCAAATACTTTTACGATTACGTCAACAACAAGTCAAACAACAAGTGGTAACTGTAATTATGGAGCTAATTTTACTGCTTTTGAACCTATGGCAAATGGTACTTTTATTGGGAGAGGATTTAAGTTTAGAGCAGAACTAACGAGTACAGACCCTGCCCAAAGTATTATTGTGAAACAACTAGGATATGGTGCAAATCTTATAAGAAGAACAGAGTCACCGACAGCCGTTATTGCTTCAGGAAGTGCTCGTAAGTCGGTTTCCTTCATCAATACCTTTTTTACGGGTACTTCTGAACTTGGCGGGTCAACAACAGCACATCTTCCAACAATCGGGATCATTCTTGAAAATATGCAAAGTGGGGATTTTTTCAGTCTGCACAATATATCAGCAAGCGGCTTCGATATAGACGTTAAAAATGGTTCAAGTTTTGTTGATAGAAATTTTAGATATACTGCTGTCGGATTTGGGCGTGGCTCTTAGAATTATGATAATGTTAAGTAAAAATAGGTAGAAAATGGCTCAACATGATATGTCACTCGATAACGCTACAGGAGCGAATTTTCGTGCTGACTTAAATAATGCTTTACTAGCTATTGCTAGTAATAATTCTGGTTCATCTGCGCCGTCAACCACATATGCTCTACAGTTTTATGCTGATACAACAAATAATATTTTAAAATTAAGAAATGCTGCGAATGATGGATTTATAAATTTATTTACGCTTGCTGGTGGTGTTGATGTTGATGCTGCAAGTAATTTTAATGAAGATGTTACTTTTACAGGAGCAAGTGCAAATATTGTTTTTGATAAAAGTGCTGATGATTTAATATTCAACGATAATGCAAAAGCTGTTTTTGGTACAAGTTCAGATGGCTTAGAGATATTTCATGACGCAAGCGATAGCATTATTAATGATAATGGTACAGGATCTTTAAAACTACAACTTGGCGGTTCTACAAAAGCAGAGGTTGTTTCTGGCGGTCTTACAGTTACAGGAACATTAACAGCAACAACGCTTGCCGGAACATTATCAACTGCGGCACAAACAAACGTAACTTCTCTTGGTACTCTTACAGGCTTGACGCTAAGTGGAGATATGACTTTTACAGGAGCAAGTGCAAATATTACTTTTGATAAATCGAGTAATGAGTTGCTATTTGCTGATAATGCTAAAGCTTCTTTTGGAAACAATGGTGACTTGGTTATCAGACATGACAGCAGTAGTTCTATTGTTGAAGATGTTGGAACTGGTCCGTTAAATATACAAACAAATAATAGCAATATCAATATTAAAGGTGGTAGTAGTGCTAGCGATACAATGGCAATATTTAAAAGCACTGAGGGTGTAGAGCTCTTTTTTAATAATTCGAAAAAAGCGGAAACGGTAACCGGTGGATTTACGGTGACGGGAACTTGTACAGCAACCGCTTTTTCTGGTGATGGCTCTGCTCTTACAGGAATTACTGGAACTGCTACAACAATAAACAACAACGCAGATAACAGGGTTATTACTGGTTCTGGTACTGCTAATACTTTAAATGGTGAGTCGGCTTTAACTTTTGATGGTTCTTCGATGGTGCTTGGTAGTAATTCATCTGCCTCTGCTGGTGCGACTGATCTAATTATTGGAGCGAATACTAACGCACATGGTTTGACTATATATTCAGGCTTTGCAGATGAGTCCACTATAAATTTTGGTGACGCTAATAGTACTGGTTCAACAAGTCGAATTGGACGACTTACATATGATCATGACGGCAATAAAATGATTTTTACTGTTAATGATAGTGAGCGAATGAGAATTAACGATGCAGGGACGCTAAATTTAGGAGCCACTTCTTATTCGGGTGGTGGTTCTAGCCCTGCATTGTATATTGTCGGAACGAGTGGAAGGCAAGTAAAAATTCATAATACTAGCTCTGGAACTTGTGCTTTACAGTTATCAAATGCAGGCACAGGGGAGGGTGATGATGCCGGACTTATGCTTTCATCACTAAGCAGTGGATTGGCTAATATTTCAAATGCTGAAAGTGCAAATATGCTTTTTGGAACAAATAATACAACCCGTATGCAGATTAAAGATTCCTCTGGTGGATTAATGATAGGTGATGATGGTACAACTCGTATTGGTGACCCTAGACTTCATGTTCTTCATAGTGGTTCTAGTCAAAATGTAGCAAGCTTTTTTTTCAATGGTTCTGATGATAGAGACGCAATCATTATCAGACATAATGGTGCTAGCGGTGGAACCCAAAGAACAATGATAAAATTTGCAAATTCCGATGGTAATGGAGTTGGAACTATTAGAACAAATGGTTCCAGTACAGTTTATAATACAAGTTCAGATTATAGGCTAAAAGAAAATGAAGTATCTATTTCTGATGGTATTACAAGATTAAAACAACTTAAGCCATATAGATTTAACTTTAAAATTACACCATCAATAACCCAAGACGGATTTTTTGCTCACGAAACGCAAGCTGTTGTTCCACAAGCTGTAACAGGTGATAAAGATGAAACAGAAAATGTTTTATATAGAGATGTTGATGAAATACCTGAAGGTAAAAGCATCGGGGATATAAAAGAAACTATACCTAAATATCAAGGAATAGATCATTCACAACTTGTTCCTTTACTTGTAGCTGCTGTTCAAGAACTTATAACAAAAGTTGAAACACTTGAAGCAGCTTAGTATAATTGGATAATTAAATTATTTTTATGACAACACCACAAGAGCTTTATGACGAGACAAAAACTCGTCTTGATTTAAATATTGCAAAATTGCAAATGTTAGAAAGAGAAATACAAGAGAAAGTGGCAGAAAAAAACAAACTTACTCAACCTATTATTGAAGATCAGGGTGCATTAAAACAGCTTGAAAAACTTAGTGATGTTGTACAACCTTTAGAATCAAAGTAAAATAAAAATAAAAACTTATTGTCATGGCTGTTACTTGGGATATTGTTGCCTTAGATGCAACAAAAACTGTAGGTTCTTTATCTGATGTCGTTACAAATATTCACTGGAGAGCTAGTGATTCTGAAACTGTAGGCAGTGGCGATTCTGCTAAAGTCCATATTGGTTCTGCCTATGGTTCAATTAAGATTGCGGAAGCTGATTCTTCATCATTTACTGCTTATGCAGATATAACAAAAGATAATGCAATTGCATGGGCTAAAGCTGCACTAGGTTCTGATGAAGTTACAGCTATTGAAACCAAAATTGCTGCACAAATAACAGAATCAAAAACACCTACTGTAAGTTCTGGTGTACCTTGGTAGTCATAAGAGAGGTAATTAGATAAAGCGGTGCAATGGTAGGCAGAATGATTAGCATTGATATAATTAAAGTGTGAGAAATTGCTTTAAGTATTGCCTGTTTAACCATGTTTCAAAAGATTTGCCAGATAGCTTCATTGTTGTCGCTTTTTTTAACCTTGTCAATGCTGGGAGGTTCATACTACGCTTACAGATTTGTAACCTCTGAGTCATTCAAGGCTAGAGTAATGAATGAGGTTCTTGATAACGTTTCTGGCATAATGCCCAAAGTATTAGATAATGCTTTACCAGATATGACAGGCGGTACTATTCCAACATATAAACCACCAATTCCAACAAAATAAATGAACTGCTGGCATTGCGAAACTCAATTGATTTGGGGTGGCGATCATGAAACTGAAGATGATACAGAATATTCAATGGTAACTAATCTAACTTGTCCAAAATGTAATTCTTATGTTGAGGTTTATACAAGAAGAGACGCATATGATTGATGGAGATTCCAGAAATAGGTATCAAACAAATAGATATTCCAGAGGTCTATATCCCTGAGATATACAAGCCTGACCCTGTATTGCCTGTAATAACAAATTTAGAAATAGATGTTGTAGGTTGTACTTATCACCATAGAGATATAAAAAATACTGGTAATACTCAGCTTTTGCTTGATGACCCAAACGGCGTGTTTCTAACGTGTGGAGAGTCTTTATTTCCCAACTTTCACCCTATTGATTACAGACCAGATCAGTTGGTAATTACTGAGGATTTGCCGATCACAAATGATGCTCCACAAATGCCAGAGGCAGATATTCCAGAGACTAAAACACCAAAAAAGAAAAAAGAAGAATTAGTAATCCCAGAGTGTCCAAGTAAAAAAGAGCAAAAAGTTGGAGATTACAGAAACGCAAAACGGATTGAAAGAGTAGTAGCACATAAGTTATCCTCAGACAAAACAGAGTGCCTTACTATTTATGAGGACGTACCCTTTCGAGAAACTTTTATTGGGACACCTGAAGTTCTTATTTCTACTGCTGTTATTGGTGTGGTCGCTGGTGGGTCTGCGGCTCTTGTCCCTCTGATACAAGGAGCTGCAAAGGCTGCTATAAAAAATATAAGCAAGCGTTTTTCTAAAAAAAACAAGGTATAAACATAAGCAAAGGATTTTACAAGCCCTTTACAGGCGATTTAAAAGGCCTATTTTTTTTGAATTTTATGAGTATGAGGCAATACTTGGTTTGGTTTTGTAATAATCCTTACATCTTCACAAGTGACTGCGTGTTTACCCACAAGGACTGCTCCACTCTGAGCCATTTTTGAGCAAACCTCTAGTCTATACAAGGCCATTTCAAGCTTAGTTTTTTTAATTAACAACTCTTGAGCTTCGATATTTACCTTTGCAGCTTTTTTACAAAGTTCCCCACCATTACCTAAAGGAATATTGAATTGCATAGATATTCCATAATTTAAGTTGTAATTATCTTTTTCAAATCTTGGGGTTTCTTGGACATATTTTACTTCTCCTGTATCTTCATCATATATATTCTGTCTTGTAACGTATTCTGTAGGGCGGTTGAATGACCACGCATCTGTTAAATAAGGAGTTACGGTCAAACTGGGCGAGGTGCAAACAATCCCTTGACTGTAGCGATTTTGAGGCAAGCTGGAGGGAGTTATCATTGTTGCATTGTTATTTACTACCCCTTGTGCATTTGAGCTAGGACTTGCAACTGTAGTATTTGCCAAAACTTTTGCAGGGCTTAGAAATAAAATTATTGCCCAAAGACAGAGGTTGTTTCGGTGGTTGTAGTTGTTGTTATTGTTCGATTTATATGAGTTATTGTGTCTATTCCACTTCCTTGTAGTGACTCTACTAAACTGAAACTTTCCCCAGCGTTTTTGATTTTCCATCTTGGAACTGCCTCTAAGTTTGGAGAAGTCCAACTAAAATTGACCCCTTGAAGTGTTTGAGTTGTTTCTGTAACAACGTCAGCATTGATATATCCGTTGAGATCAGCCGACTCAATGTTGTGACCACTTGCGGAATAGGAATAGCCATTATTCCACGAATAGCTTGAAATTTGCTCATTAATTACAGATTGCGAAGTAGAACTTTGAGTACTAGAACCGCTACGGAACTGGGGTACTACAGGCGTTGCAAGGGTTCTCAGAGGTAATAATATTATTAATATTAGCCAAAATCTAGTCAATTTCAATCTGAACAGTAGTTGAGGCAATGCAGCTAGTACCAGAACCGCCAGCAGTACAAGTATGAATACCAGAGGATAAAGAAGTAAGAGCTAAACTTCCAGCAGTTCCACCAGAGATAACTGTTGTTTGTCCACCTAATACTGGTAATGTCGCTATGCCGCTTGATGGAGTGATTGCTGATTGTGTTACGTCACCAGCCTGATAACTTTCGCTGAGAGAGAAGGCAGACCCAGCAGTTGTCACCGATTTATTTGTATTAACTAAAGCTGGTACACCATTACTTAAGCTGCCAAGATTTAAGCCACCTAACCCATTTGTCACCACACTGTCCCCTGTTCCTGTAGAGGTAGTAACATTATTTCCACTTATAGAGTATGAACTAGGTGCGGCATTTGTAATTACATAAGGCGAGTCTATGGAAATTTGTGCAGAGGTCACATATTTAGCTGTTATTTCAGCAAAGGCACTAGATGGAGAAAGAAAGATGATAAATGGAATTAGTTTTTTCATTTGATACCAACTTTGTTTTTACTATTATCTACAATATTAACCTTACCAAGTTTCTTTTTGCCATTTGTAGCTGATTTTACTTGTAGGCCCATGTT